ATGTCCGACCTTCGGAACTCTGCGTTCCACAAAATGCAGAGCCATCATTAAACTGGTAAACTGGTCGTTTTTAATTTTATCATCATCTTTGGAAGCGATTTCCAACTGCCGTCTTAATTCTTTTAAGATTGGAGATCCTTTTAACATACCCCAATTAATATTTTTGTCAATCCTTTTTCCTTTTTGGTCAATCGTAAATTCCCTACCCCTGCCTAAAACTTCTTTAACTACTCCCATTGCCTCCGCTTTTATCTCGGCATAACTTCTACCTTCTGGTGGAAACGGGAATCCATTTAATTCCTTAAATGCTTCAGCTGCATTTTTCCCACCCAAAGAACCAGAATCAAAAATAAATTTAGTACGATGTGGAGAAACAATTTTAAATTTCTTAAAATATTCTTTTATCAAAGCATACTGCAAAGAAAGCGGAAGTGTCTTACCTTTCCAAGCCTTATGAAAAACAATTTTATGGGGTAAATCAATTTTTGTGTTTTCATCAATTACTCTTTTTAAGTTATATCTTAGACAAGTACAAGAAGTCTCATCTTCAGCTGCTGCAATATCCACCGCAAAAACGTAATAAGCATTTTCTTCAGGAGTTTGGGTAAATCCAGATTCTTCATCATAAGGCAAATCGTTATTAAAAACCTGATTTACTTCATCCCAGGAATATAGATGCGAAGCCCAATCCACATAAAACCCGTAAATTATCTGCCGTCTCATATTTGGGTCAGCGATAGCTTCAATCTTTTTGATATTTTCTTCAGGTATAAACTGATTCTGATAAACTGAAGCCATTTCGGAATTAGTATTAGCAGACAAAATCAGATAATCACTTTTCTCACCTTTTTCTTTTATATCTTCTTCTGCTAATTCTGCTAAGGTTTCATACTCCACACCTTTCGGCTGCGAAGTTCCGACTAGATGAATTGAACCACCATACCAAAAAGTTCGGGGTAGTAAAGTTCCATTTAAAAAAAGCATAAGTTCTGGTATGTCTCCGCACTCATCACCAGAAATAAAAGCAAGTTTTAGTCTTTTAAAAGATTCTCCTAACTGGTCGTAGGAACGGATTAGGGTTTCAGATTTGTTATACCAGACAATTCTTGGTAAATGGGGAGCTTCCTCAATCTCTATTATCGCCCAGTTTTTTAAGAGGGAATTATTAAATTTACCATCTGGAAGTAAATATTGTCCCTCGGTAATATCAATAATCGCTTCTTTAACACCATTGGCAACTTCATAAGTCTTGCCAAAATTAAGTGTCTGGTATCTGGTATCTGCCCAAGTCTGTTCATCCAACCCAAACCTATCAAGTTTAGGCTTACAGACAGCATGGTAAATATGAGCAACTGCCTCAGCCGTAGTTTTACCCCATTGGTTTGCAGGCTTCAAAATATTTACTAACTTACAAGCGTTTTGCAACCACCAGATTTGACCCCTATTTAGTGGCATACCCAAAACATTGTTAGCAAAATAGATAATATCCCTGATTTTATTTTGCTTCTGTAAGTTCGTTTCCATGTACAATTTCTCCTTCAATAACTATTTCACCAGTTAAATCAAAACCACAGGAAGGACATTTAGAAGGTGGAAGTTTACCCATAAACATTCGGTTGATAAGCTGTTTAGCCCAATTCTCTTTTAACTGGCTTTCCTCTTTTTTCATCTTTAAAAGTTCGGTTCTAAAAAAGTCCAAATACTGGAACTTATCTGGAAATTTTAACATTTGCTCAAACACTCTAGCAGCAACTAATCTTGAGGTTTCTTCAAGTGAGGCTTCCCCTTTTCTAAGTTTCTCTATGAACTGTAATTCTTCTTCTGTTAATTCTTTTTCTTCTACAGCATATATCTGTCCATTCTTCTTTTTTCTAAAAACTGTTTTTCCATTTTTAGGAAGTTTCTTTTTCAAAAACATATACAGGGCTGTTTTATCCATACCAGTTTCCTGAGCATATTCTTTAGCTAAATTCCAGGGTGAGGTATTATTGAGTTTGGTAAGTATTTCTTCTTGAAGTTCTTTATTTAGAGTATAAAATTGAGAGGTCTGATTAAAAGAATACATATAGGGTAGTATAGTGCTATAACTAAGGATATGTCAATAAGCCCTGGTCTGAGAAGGTATTAACTTCTTCTTACCAACGCATTTTATCAATTAGAGCTACTAGTACCCTACCCCTAGTAAATTTAAAACCCATATTCTTTACTAGTATATTGTGCCTAGCACTTACTTATGTATATGTATAGAGTTATATATATACTTAGGGTAAGAGTAATAGTAAAGGTAATATATATAGCTAAGGGTAAGAGTAAGAGTAATAGTAAGAATACTAGAGAGTTAGTAATAACAGTATGTTATGAGTAGTAAGATTATACCCTTTTCTATCCTTTTACATCCTTCTCTACCCTTTACTCCTTATCATTTCTCTTACCCTATACCATTTCTTTATTCTTACCCTTACCCTTTATTACAATTAGTAAAATACTATTACTAAAACATTAATAAATACATTAGTAATAGATTACTACTTGACAAGTATAATACATATAGTGTATAATAGTGTTGAAAGCTAGAGAACCAAGAGTGATACTGACTAAGAGACCCTTACGTCATTAGCAGTTTAAACCTCTTAACACTTCTCAAATACTTTCAAATAATCAGGTAAGGAGGTAAGGCCAGAGCAAGGCGTATGATACCTACAACTAGCCTAAACCCTTCTAAAGACTAAAGCACCTTAACAATTTAATATCTTAACTACAAAAGAGAAGGCATAAGCTACAAACAAAGTAGGCGAGTAATCGCAGAATGGAGGCTTATGTTACCAACCTTTTATAATTACATGGAAGATAGATATTCTTCAAGTAATTACGGCGTACATAGTCTTTGTTTTGATTTAGGAGCAATAGAATTATGGTACAGCTATAAAACTATTATCGCTTTTAAGTACAAAAACCAGATGTATGTTCATGTAAACGATTGGAGTACAACAACGGGTAAACATCTAAACGCTATTGATAACGGAGATAAAAAGAATAGGTTAAGTGATGAAAGATTTCAGAGTATCTTAACAAATATTCTTCACGAATTAAAGTTAGGATAAATTATTTACTTGCTTATGCTTTCTTTCGTGTAGTTAAGGCAAAGGGGGTGAAAAGCTATGAAGAATATCTTAATAGTTTTTTGGCCTGTAACATTTCTGATTTATGTGTGGTTAATCTTGGGTAAACTGATAATTAACAGTGCTCAAAGAGCTTACAAAAGCGAGTAGTAATAATATGCTAGTTTTGGGTTCTTGCCTATAAGAAATTGTAGGCAAGTGCAAAAAACTAAATTTAAAAAGAAAGAAGGTAAATAATATGGATAAAGAAACTTTAGAAGCATTAAAAACTATTCTACAAACATTAGAATATAGTAATAAAACAAACGATTTTTCTTATTTCATTTTAAATTCAAATAACGTAAGAAACGACTTAATAAAAGTTAAAGACTGGCTTACGGAAACCAGAATATCATAATCAACTATTGACAGATAAATACAAATAGTGTATAATACACACTAGAAAGGTAGAAAGCTATGAACCAAAAACTTCAGAACAAATTCAATGAGATTTTAGATGAGACACAAAAGTTGCTGGAAGAACAAAGTAAAAATCTAAAAGAAGGAAAAGACGTAGTGGATTTATCAGCGATAAATCAAAGAACCATTATAGAATTATTCCATCTAGTCTTAACTGAAATCTCAGATTTGACAGACCGAATTAAAACAATTAAAGCTATGATGATGGAAGAAATGAACTAATATGGAAAAAATCATTGACAGCATCGCTCCATTTATAATGTTATTCGCAGTTCTTTATTTAATTGGACAAATTATCAGAGCGTTAATATGAAACAACAACCTTTTTCTTTAGGTATAGAACACAAAATATTTAATAATGAAGTTAGAAAACGTAGACTAGAACGACATCTATCTCAAATTAAATTAGCTTCACTTTTAAGGTGTTCCGAAGCAGTTATCTCTAATATTGAAAACTTTAGAAGTTATCCCAGAAAAGAATTAGCTAATAAAATGGCTAAGTTTTTTGAAACCAGTGTCTTAACTCTATTTCCAAACTGGCTCAAACTATTTAAACCAAAACAAACGAAAATAATTACAGAACACTTTATCACTTCTCCGTTATTGGAAACTATAAATCCTTTATTGATTACAGATGGAAACAAACAAATGGAAGATATTTTTGATAAAGAACTTCTAAAAAGAGGTATAGAAAGTGCTATGCTAAGTTTAACTACTAGAGAAAAAACTGTTTTAATAAACAGGTTTGGTCTTAAAGATAATATCCCTCAAACATT